CCCCAGCACGACGGACGCCGCATTCTCGCTGCCGCGCTCGGACTGGCGGTCGCGGAGTTCGAGGGCGTCGTCCTCCCGCAGGACGGCTGGAAGCTCGAGCTGATGTCCGCCGCCGGGTCGCGCCAAATCGACACCGACAAGATCATCCGCCGCTACGAGCAGCGGATCGCCACGTCGATGCTCGCGGACTTCATCCTCGTCGGCCCGCCGGATACGTCCTCGCGGGCCCGCTCGCGAAGGGCACGACCGCACCCCAGTTCTCCGACGCCTCCGCCACCGCCGCCGGCACCGTGGCGCTCAACGCGAACCTGACCTCGCCGCTGCTGCGCTCGGGCTACGCGGGCACCGGCACGTACACGGCGCCGCCATCGACCCTTCCGACGGTGACGGGCCAGGGGGGCACGATGTGGGCCGCGCTGTCCTGAGCCTCTAGAGCACACAGCCTCACTTCGCCGTCACGCGGGTCGGGCCCCCAGCGCCGTCACAGCCCACCCCGGTCAGGCCCCCCGCACCCGCGAGCTGATCGAACGCGCCGACCTCGTCCCGAAAGGAGCCCGACCCCATGCCCAACCTTCCCGTCGAGCGTGTGAGCGCCCACGGAGCAGTGGACCTCGGAGCCCTACAGCGCCAAGCGGTCCGTGACGCTGCGCGGAGCAACGGCACGCCCTGATGGCGCCGGCGCCCAGAACCAGCCAGAACGGCGCCGGGAAAGGGGGCGGTGAGGTCGAGATGGTGCGCTCGCAGGCGATGGTCGTCCGCTCCCAGCGTGACCTGCGTAAGGCCGCAAGCCGGGACGTCGACCTGACCGAGATCGGGACGACGGGGCTGCGCCAGTACGGCGGGTTCGTCATCGAGGAGTGGCTGCGCAGCTTGGCCGGGCGCCGGGCGGCGCAGGCGTACCGGGAAATGACGGACAACTCGCCGATCGTCGGGGCGATCCTCTTCGCGATCGAATGGCTGGCGAGAGGGGTTGACTGGTCGGTCGAGCCGGGGAACGACACGGGCGCCGCGGAATTCGTCGAGTCGTGCATGGACGACATGTCGCACACGTGGGCTGACTTCATCTCGGAGTCCCTGTCCTGCCTGCCGTATGGGTGGGCGTACCACGAGCTGGTCTACAAGCGCCGCTCGGGTGAGCAGGTCCCGACACCTCGCCCCGAGGCTGAGACGGCGGGCGCGGCGTCAGACACGCAGGAGGACGACTCGAACCTCGCGTCGAGCAAGTACTCAGACGGGAAGATCGGGTGGCGCAAGCTCCCCGTCCGCGCGCAGGAGACGCTGCTGCGCTGGCACTTCGACGGGTACTCGGGGATCCAGGCGATGGAGCAGATCGACTGGCATGGCGGCAACCACGTCATCCCGATCGAGAAGGCGCTCCTGTTCAGGGCTCGCGGCCGCCGGAACAACCCTGAGGGGTACTCGGTCCTGCGCAACAGCTACGTCCCGTACTTTCGCTTGAAGAACATCGAGACGATCGAGGCGATCGGGATTGAGCGCGACCTGGCGGGGATCCCGGTGGCGACGCCGCCCGACGGGGTTGACCTGAACCTGCCCCAGCACGCGGACCTGCTCGCCGACGTGCAGACGATGGTGACCTCGATCCGCCGCGACGAGTTCGAGGGCGTCGTCCTCCCGCAGGACGGCTGGAAGCTCGAGCTGATGTCCGCCGCCGGGTCGCGCCAAATCGACACCGACAAGATCATCCGCCGCTACGAGCAGCGGATCGCCACGTCGATGCTCGCGGACTTCATCCTCGTCGGCCAAGACTCGGTCGGGTCCTTCGCGATGGTCGACGTGAAGGCGGACCTGTTCGGGATGGCGATCGACGGGATCTTGGATCTCCTGTGCGACGTGCTGAACCGCTACGCAGTCCCGAGGCTGTTGCGGGTCAACGGGATGGACACCTCGGAGCCTCCGCAGATCAAGCACGGGAGCGCCGGACGGGTCGACTTGGTGAAGGTCGGGACGTTCCTGCAAGACCTGTCGCTCGCCGGCGCGCCGATCCCGTGGACCGAGGAGCTGCTGAAACACCTGTTCCGCGAAGGCGGGCTCCCCGCTGACTTCGAGGATCAGACCGACATCGAAGAGGACCCGGACGAGTCGCCCGAAGTCACGGCTCGGCTGGCTGCTCTGGAAGCTGCGCACGCGGCACAGAACCCGCCACCGGTGGACCCGAATGCTGCGCCTCCCGATCCGGCCGAGCCGCCGCCTGAGGATCCCGACGTTCCGCCTGCTGCTGTCCCGGCGAAGGTTCCACCGAAGCTTCCACGTAAACCTCGTGGTGCTGCTGCGGCAAAGGGGCCTTGAGAGAGCGCTCGGGGAGCTGCTTCGTCCAGACCCCCGTCCAGCTCCCCGCCCCCCTCTCCCGAGAGAAGCCGTTGCCCCCCAAGCGCACCCGCACCGTCCTCGGAGACGTCGTCCACGTCACCCCCGCCCTCCAGGCCCGAGCGAGGCTCCTCGCCCACCAGCTCGAGCGCGACATCGCCGGAGCATTGCGCCGGCTCGGGACCGAGGCGATGCACGCCTACCTCCACGCCCGCCTGGCGAACCCGCCGAGCGCGGCGCAGTCCGCGAGCCTCGTCAACCAGATCCTCGTCGTGCTCCGCCTCCGCACCTTCGCCCAGCGTCGCCTCCACCCGCTGCTCGTGAACCACGGCGCCCGGGTGATGGCCGACACGCAGCGCACCCTCCAAGTCGAGATCGGGCTGGAGCTCAAGATCGGCGAGCAGGACGCGCAGGCGATCATGGGCGCGGCGGGTAAGGACTTCCGGGCACCCGACATCGAGCCGCAGGTGCGGGCCGCGATCATGGCCGCGATCCGGGACGGGTTCGCCGCCGGGGAGCATCCCGTCAAGACCGCCCGGCGCATCCAAGCCTACGTTCCCGCCGGGCGGTTCGTGCATGCCGGACCGGCGTACCGGGCGAAGCTCATCTCGCGCACCGAGACGCTCAACCTGCAACGAGCCTCGACGCTCGCGGCGTACGAGTCAAACGCGTCGATCTTATCGGTCCAGATCCGCGACGGGCTCCTCTCGGACTCCGATGATGCGTGCATCGAGCGTGACGGGCGAATCGTCCCGATCGGCGAGGCTGGGGCTGTTCAACCCCTGCACCCGATGTGCACGCTCTCATTCTCGCCCGTCGTTTCACGTGAAACGCGGATCGTCGTGCCGGACATCCCGCCCTCCCTTGAGCGCGTCCCGGCGCTGGCCTGACATGCCCGTCACCAACCTGAAAGCCCTCCCCGGTCACGGGTCTCTCACCCTGACATGGGAGCTGAGCACGGGCCAGTGGTTCGCCGTCCCGTTCCTGCGCTCCCCCTCAGGCGCGTGGATCTGCGGGCCACCCTGCAAGACCGAGTGCGACTTTCAGGGCCTCGAACCGGTGGCGTACGAGGTGCAGGTCGTGCCGGTGGGCGCGCAGAGCGTCCCGAACACCATCACCGCAACCCCGCTCGCGCCGCTCCCTCCCGTCGTGTTCTTCGGCGACGGGCCCGTGCATTAGATCGGCGTCCGGCGCGGGGTTCTTGCGGTCTCTCCCGCCTCACGGCCCGGCGAAGCAGGACCGCGGCAGCCGGACTGACGGACGCCCACCCCTTGAAAGGACCCGATGGCTAACGATGTCGAGCTGCGCGCCTATGTCGAGGCGCTGCTCAACGAGAAGGACCGCGCGCTGCGGATGGCCGACGAGGAGCGCGAGAAGGCGGCGGCGGCGCTACGGGTGCAACTGGAGCGCAACATCGTCGACGGTGACGACCGGCTACGCGAGCACATCATGCTCCAGGTCGCACAGATTCGGCTTGCGCTCGAAGCGGCCGACAAGCTGGAGATCGAGCGGATCGCCAAGGTTGGCGAAGTTCAGCGGGCAGCACTCACGCAGCTCGCGGAAATGACCCGGGAGCGCGCGCACACGCTGCGAGGAGAACTGGCCGCCGCGAACGCGAACGCCAGAGAGGCCGTCCTGAAGCAGGAGCAGGCCAACGAGCGCCGCTTCGAGGCCGCGAACGAGTGGCGCCAGCAGTCGGCGGACCGCGAGCGCTCGCAGGCCGACGAGCGCGCCAAGCTCGAGGCCAACTT